ATACCGTATCGCCAATCTTGTGGTCTCGGTGGTGTCAAATCCAGTGGCCTCCAGCAACCAGCCGATGGCACAGTGTCGCTCGGCACCCTCCAGGCCGAACTCGTGCGTGTGCCAGCCCTGTTTCACTCCCGCCAGTGCCACACGCAGCTTGACCAGATCGGAAACCAAGCCTTCTGGCAGACTATCAAACGGCATTGTATTAACCTCCTCAGAACGGAACGTCCTCATCCACCAGCGCCGCGTTCGGGTCCTGGTAGTCATCAAAATCATCATGCGCCGCGCGCCGGCCATCGAGCCGGCGACCATCGGTGCGGCAGACCTGAAGGTTGTTCAGCGCGAAGCTCACGCCTAGGTTGCCGGTCTGAGCGTAAGCGAAGGGAGACACGGTCAGCCGCACCAGCTGCCCCGCCCAGACGTCACCGGGGACGGTGATCTCTTGGCGGTTGGCGTCAACGATACCCGGACGGTTCTTGGTCCAAGGACGGATGAACAGCCCCCCGGTGATCTGGTAGCCGTCGTATTTCTGGTCCTCGCAGCGCAGGAACGGCAGCGTGAGTTTATCGATGAACGCACGATCCTTCGACTTACCGGTCCCCCACTTCTCATCGATCGTCCGCACCACCGCCGCCTTCATCGCGGCGAACTCGGGGGTTTTCTGCGCGATCGGGTCCAGCAGCAGGTTCACGCTGTAGCGCGGCTCGCCCCCCGGGACCACCGGCTTCGGGGTGAACAAGACGGGGAACGACAGGATCCCGATCGGGGTCCGCAGGTTCATGGCCATCGGCTTTAGTCTCCTTGTTGTCTTTGTTAAAAACGGCAACCAGCTGGTCGGGGCGGCAGTACGGGCAGTTCGCAGTCGTGTATCTGCAACCGTGCGCGATGCAGATGAACTCCTGGCGCGCGGCGAAGGCGCGGCCGTCTTCAGCCGTCAGCACTCGCCGAACTCCTCCGCTGCATCGTTCTCGCGCAGCAGCTTCACGCCGGATGAATGGCTCTGAACCAAGGGAGCCAGTTCGTTCTCCCAGGCCGCGCGCGACAGGCGCCGCTGCACGAGCTTTTCCATCTGCGCCGGTGATTTGAGTTCCGAGCGATGCGTGTCCCCCGGAAGCAGACCCAGGGTCATGGTGACCTGCTCAACTACTGCTTCATCAGTCCAGCGGCGCACCGGTCTGGTGGGCGTCAGGGTCCAGTGCGGGATGCGCTCCTGGCGTTGCAAGCGTTCCAGCGCGTGCGCGCGGATCGCCTCGATCCAGATCGACGCGCGCTCGGCGATGTCCAGCTGGTGGCTCAGCTCGGCGGGATCGTCAAACGTGGTTCTGCGGTCGTCAAACTCCAGCTTGGCCATGTGATTTGCCTCGTCGATCAATGCGGGACACGCGAAAGACACAGGACAAAAACGACACCATGCGCCCGGAACGAGCGGCGCGTCGGGTGCCGTGCAGGCGTCCACGCCGGGGATCAGCACATTGTCCACCCACAGCATCAGGTCGATGTAGTCGATCGTCGCCGAACGGACCTTGGCGATGCTGCGCGCGTGCGGCTGCACCACGGTCAGCTTGACCTGGTGGATGTCCACCGAGGGCTTCATGCGGGAGACCGCCGCGACCACGCCGGCGGCGTAATAGAGCATCTGCGGATTATCATGCGGATCGACGATCACGCCCGATCCGTTTTTGTAGTCGACGATCTCCAGCTGGTTCGCACCCAGCAGCACGACGTCAGTGCGACCGAACAAGCGCACCGGGGGCGGCAGACGATCCCTGAAGTAGCCGTCCAGATGCACGGTGAGTTCGCTGCGCACGATGTCATAAGCGGGCGCCACGCTGGCGATGTAGTTCAGCATCACGTTGACGCCGTCGATGAAGTCTTCATCCACGACGACGGCATGGCCTTCCACCTCGTAGACGGTACCAACCAGGGTCGGGTCGACGTTCATCCCCAGCAACAAACGCGGATCACGCGTCGCTTTCATGGTGCGAGCCAGGATGCGTTCGATGAAGTTGTGCGCCAGCGTGCCGGTCGCGGCGTAGATCGAGGATCGCGAGGGTGGCGCCTGTTGCGACAAAGCGAAACTGCCGGGGCAGTGCAGCCACCGACTGGCGGCTGACGCCCCGAGCAGCGAGTGTGCCGGTAGTGGGTGGTCGATTGCCATTATACTATACCCGCATCCCAACCTTCTGCGCGGCGGCTTCGACCAGGCGCAGCAGCTTGTGCCCGTCTTTCGGCTCGATGTCGGAGAACTTGGCGACGCCAAACGCCGTCTGGATTTCCTTGACCACGGCTTTGTGGTTGGCGTTGAACAGGTTGCGGACACCGCCGAGCCCTTGTTCCAGCGCCTCCAGTCCGGTCCTGCCGGCGGGGGACAAGCCGAGCGCATCCTCGTCATCAGGATCCAAGGTCGCTTCCGCTGCCACCGCGCCAGGGGGGATCAGGAAGTCATCATCCGTCCCATTGCCGGCTTCAGCATGAAGCGGCTGATCTTGGGCTGGCGGCGGTCGAAGTGGTGAAGCAGCCGGTGGACGACCGCGAGGACGCTTGCTGGGCTCTGGGCTGGCCGGCGGAGGGGTCGCATCCTCCACCTGCACGGTCACCGTCGCCATGTCGGTCAGGCCCTCAAGCACGTTCTGCAAAGCGCGGAACTGCGACACTGGTAAATCGTAGTCACACCGGAACGACACGTTGACTGTGATTTTCGGCTCGTGCGTCGACATCGTGAGTTAGCTCCCCAATGATTTCTTTGGTCTCCACGGCCTTTCGCCGGAACACCGAGAGTATGCGCTGGTCCAACGTCCCCGGCAGATAGAGGTAAGTAGCAAGCACGCTGTCATGCTGGCCCAGGCGATGCACGCGTGAGATGGCCTGTTGGTTCTCGCCGGGGACCCAGCTCGGTTCCATGATCACGACCTCGCTCGCGGCGGTCAGCGTGATCGCGGTCCCCGCCGCCAGGATCTGGCCGACGAACACCCGGGTGAACGCGCGCTTCTGGAAGCGCTCGATCGCGATCGTGCGTGCGCCCGCCGGCGTGCTGCCGGTGACCAGGACGGCCTCGTACTCGGCGAGCCGCCGGGTTAGCTGTTCAAGCGTGTGGACGTGCCAGCCGAAGACGGCGAGCTTGTTCACGCCGCAGGTCAGGCGTTCGACGATCCACTCGACGGTCGGATCGACCTTAAGTTCGCCCAGCGCGCGGCGCAGCGTCGCCAGCGGCACCTGCTCATCATCCGCGCGCGGCACCGCGTGCAGCGCGGCCAGGAGGTTGCGATCGCTCAGCCGGCTCAGCTGGTAGTCCAGTTCGCGCAAGCCGGGCTCCAGTCGGTTCCGCGTCACCTGGGGGGCCACGCCGAGGGGGACATCCTGCACGATCTCGGGCGGCAGCTCCGGGAGCACCGTGCTCTTACTGCGGTGCAACACAAACGGCCGCATCCGCTCACGCAGGATCGCGGTGTTGCCCGACCCCGTGATCTGACGCCCCCATTTGGTTTCCCGGTAGGTCGTGAAACGCTCTTGGAACTCGGCCTCACTCATCATGCGATCGATTTGCGGCATCCGCAGCACCTGGGGCCAGAACGTCCGGACGTGCTGGTAGAGTTCGCCGGCGTGATTTGGCGTCGGCGTTCCGGTCAGCAAGATCACGTACGCGGCGCTGGCCTGGATGCCGCTCGTGTCCCCGCGATCGCCATAGAGGGCATAGGTGCGCTTGGTGCGGTTTCTGAGGTAGTGGGCCTCATCGATGACCAGCATGTCCCACTCGCGGCGCTTGAGCTGCACCGCCCATTGCGGGCCGACAAACGACAGGCTGTCGTAGGCGATCAGGACTATGAGTTCGGGGCGGTCGAGGTCGGTGGGCGAGGGCGTGTTACCCGGCTCGATGATGACGATGCGGCTGGCCCAGTCCGGGAACCAGCGTAGGATCTCCTGGAACCAGACCCGGCGAGCACCGGCGGGGGACACGACCAGGAGACGGCGGACGCCCATCGCGTGCGCGGTCGCGAGTGTCTGAACGGTCTTGCCCAGGCCCGGGTCATCGCACAGCAAGAGGGCGCGATCCTCGCGCAGACGGGACGTAAGCCAGCGCACGCCGTGGGCTTGGTATAGGCGCAAAGCTCCCGGCCCAACGAGCACGTTGTTTCGCCTCCCGATCCGTTTTTGACGAGGGTTCTAGCCTACCGGTGCGCAAGTCTTGGTCGCCCTGGCACGTAGGGCCAATGTATCCGGGCGAGCGCATGTCGTGTCAATCAACATCTGAACTCTACACCGGAAAAACTGTTGTATCCGGGCACACGTCTTCGTGAAGACACAACACAAGACACACCAACGAGAGAAGTGAACCTAGCGGCACATAACGACTCAAAAAAGATTCAAGAGTCATTATATGACTCTGGAGTCACCCAGTGGGACTACTATAACGGGTATTTCGCCCCGAACACGGCCAGCAAAGTTGCTTCGGCCCGCCCATCATCGCGGACCCGCGCGAACGTCTGCGCCTCGCGCGGGAACATGCGCGAGGCCAATAACCGTGCTTCCTGTTTGTCCGCCCCCAAGCGGAACGCGCGCTTCCACTCAGTGGGCGTGACCATATAGAACGGGACTTTGCTGGCAGCGAGAACACCGCGCACCAGGCCGAACGTGACACCAAAGTTGAACGAGGATGCGACGCCCTGTTTGGGCATCGCGTGGACACGCTCGATCCAGGCGACGTCGGGGGACAGGCGCTGCACCAGATCGGCGAGATGGTTCTCGGAGATCACGCTAGAGTTGCGTTGCTTTGACGGTCGTTTAACGCTGATGGTTGGCATGTCCTCGACCGTCAGTGTGTCCTGCCCAGTGTCCAGCAGCGCGAGCGCGCCGTAGGTCCCCGGGTCGATCCCCAGCACCCTCACCGCTTGAACTCGGCGTCATCGATGCAGCAGGTCAGCGGATTGATCCCCTCACGGATCAGCACATAGAAAATCCCCGCGACCCAGTCGCCGGGGACGCGGCCCCTTTGCTTCCACATCTGCACGGTGGGGTAGGCCAGCCCGTGGTCGGGGATATGGGTATCGAACAAATCCATCAATGCCCGAGGACCGCCCGTGACCTGGAACAGGTAGGGAACGTCGAACACGATCATCGTGTGTAGACCTTTTGTTGTTCTCTTAGCAACTATACACAACACACTAGGGGAGGCCAGCCCTTCGACCCCTCTCAGTGGTTGTGCGCCGCACAAGATCGTCAACCCAGCGTTAATGGGCCTACTGTGACATGCCGGTTAATTGTGGGTTATCCACAGTTTTGAAGACAACAAAGTGTTGTGTCCATACGAAGCAGGGTGTTACGTCTGAAGCGCTTTCATCAAAAAAAGCAAAAGACACAACAATGAGAAGGTGCCATCTCATGCGCTCTGAAACTCGCAAGACCATCCCGAAGAAAC